CTATGCAAATACACACATAGATGATTTTGGTATTAGTAGCAGCATAAATACAGGTATTACTGATTATAATGATACAGAAGCTACAGATATATGGAGAATAGTAAGATTTGCAAGAAGAATACCATATGCAGGTACTATTACAAAAGTTATTACACACGTTGAATCATCGGGAGCAAGTGCAGATAGTGATATAGAAGTAGGTGTATGGATTGCAAGTATATCAAGTTTATCACTTGATACACAACTTGCTACAACAACAAAT